CCATCCCACAATTTATTTTTGTATGCTGGCGAAAACTTTGCACCAGGAACATTAAATGTGAAGTACTCGCTCAACTCATATGCTATACTGCTGTCACAATGAAGCTTTAAGTGAACATTATTAAATTTAGTTACACGGATTGTATCCGTCATCCACCTACCTTAAATCTTTCCCAGTCGATTGCATTCTTTATCAGAAACCCTCGATTGGTTATTGTCTTAATTGCTGACTCGAGAAAAGAAGCTTTCTGCTTTTGTATATCTATCTTTGCTTGAATACGCTGTAAATCTTCATCAGAGTCAATGTAGATTGAGAGATCTTGTTTTAAGATTCTCAGCGGATTGGGATCCCATCCTTTTTTGGCAAGCGTCTCTTGATCGAGAACTCCCATGTAGTACTCATACTTTAAACGATACAAAGACTTGTACTCTTGCTCAAAAGCTTTTAATTGTAGTACTTCTTGAACGTATAGTTTATAATACTTGTGATGCAGTAAAGGGGTCTTTAAACTCTCCGCACCCAATTCACTGCCAACCAGTTGCGAGTCTTGTGCCCACAAATCCATAATATCATCAAATTTCATATCACCCCAAAGCTTTTATATCAAACCTTCTATTAGCAAAAGATACAGTAGCAGTAGCGTACTGAACATCCACAGATGTACTATCAAACTCTATGGATGAAAGGTCAACAGGAAAGCAATCATAAAAAGTTATTTCTAGGTTTGGGTTCATGGCACTTGATAAAACCACAAGCGTAATGTCTGAATAAATTCCGTCACCTGTTGTTACCCCTGCCCCAGCAATGTTACCATACTGTGCAAAGTTATCAGGAAAGCCAATACCCTTCAACCAATCATAGAGCTCGATATAATTTTTCATATCTTCGTCTATCTTGAATGTTGCTTGGAGATACCCATAAGTTAGCTTTGTACCAGGCAGAGGAATCTTGGAGAACGGTGTTTCTACATCAGCTGTACCTAATGATACCTGAGGAATATTTACACTCTGTACAAAGTAATTAACTGTTGGTGTTTTCTTAATCTGGAGTTTGAAGCCAAGAGGAGAAAGAAAACTTTGATTGATTGGTTGATTGTCTAATACACTCATTTGTCACTCCTGTTTCCTATTTATCCAATAAAAAAAGGCCCTCCGAAGAGAGCCTTTTAAAGAAACATACTGTCTTGTTATTATTATTACAGTAGGTTTGTAACCAAAGTACGACGGTAGTAAACGTTACTATCTTTTACAATAGCACCGGCACCGCGTGTGATACCTTGAGCAAATGGGTTCGCAACCATGCCGTAGCGAGTTTTGAAACCAATCTTTGGTGCGAAGCTGTCTTGATCGACAGCACGAACCATTTGTAGAGGAACGTATGGGCAATAGAATAGACCAGCATCAAATGCGCTCGAACCTTTGTAACCAATAACCATGTAGTTACCAGTTGCATATGGATCGATATACACCTTCATGCGACCATTCAGAACACCAGCGAATGTGTTGCCTGTATCGTCAACTTGCAGGTTGTTGCTGTTCAGAGCAGGAGTGTAGTCCAGAACACCAGCCATTTGTAATGCAGATGCTACATCTGAAGAACAAACGATGATGTTACCTTTGCCACGACGTGTGTCTTTAGCAATTTGATTAGCTTCACGTTCGATTTGGAACATTAGGCCTTTGAACTTCTCAACTGACCAACGACCGTTAGCATCAACGTCTAAGTCGAAGATACCAGCTGTAGTTGTACCTGTATCGCAACCTTGTTTAGCTGATACGGCAATCGTACGAACAACTTCACGGTTGATTTCAGCAAGGATCTCACCAGTCAGAATGTTTGACAATTCTGTTTCAGCGTCTAGACCATGAATTGCTTTCAGGTCTTGTGCCAATTCCATTGTGTATTCTGCTTTTAGAGCACGTGATTGAGCAGTTACAGTAACTTTCTCAATTGTGAAGCCCATTTGTGGGAAAGCAGTATTGCTTGTTGTTCCCAAAGCTTCGGCTTGTGCTGTTGACATACCACCAGCGTAGTTGTACACGCCAGTAGAAGCCAAGTTGATTGTCTGTGCAGTAGTACCAGGAACTGTACCAACTTGCTTCAGACCAATTGTGTTGGCACCAGAAACAACAGATGAGAACTCAGTGTTAACTTCGTTGTAGAATGTTTCTGCAACGTTTGCAGAAGTTGTATTGCCATACTGTGCGCGCATAGCAAAGATCAAGCCTGTTGGGCCTGTCATTGGCTGTACACCGCAGATGTCATAAGCGATCAGGTTAGGCATTGCACGACGAACCAGGCTGATAAGCACAGGGTCGAAAGTTGCAATATTACCAGCGCCACCGGAAACACCGCTGTTAATAGGAACAGGTGACTCAGACAGATACTGGCTACCAGCGGACTGGTTGCTTGCTTCCATCAGAGCCTTTTCTGTGTTCTCAAGCAATGTAGCAATAACGCTACGCTTGTGAACGTCCTTGATAGGACTTAGGTCTTCGTGGTTCAGTACTGGAGCCCACTTTTGTTGAATTTCTTCATTAAGGTACATTTTCTCTATCCCCTTCTTGGTTTAGTTAATTGGAATGTTATATTTATATTTGCTTATTTTTTAACCGTTCTGGAAATAGCTTGTGCATAAAATGACACAGGGCTATTTACAGTTGCTTTTTGTGGTTCAGCATTATCTTCATCGAGTTGCTCGAGTAGATTTTGCTTGCCAGACTTCTCAGCAGGGAAATAGTTTTCCTTAACGAGTTCTAGTTTCTTACGATAATTTTCAGATGAATCAAATTGAACACCTTCTGCAAGGGCAACTAGTTTTTCTGCTTGTGTAGCAGCAAGTCCTTCTGTCACATCAGCAAGAATCTTTGCGCGATTAGATTCGCTCAGCTCACCCTTCAACGTCATGTTCTCTTCCATAACTTTGTCAAGGCGTGTTTGAATCTCTTCTACTTTTCCTGTCAGTTCTTCAACAACGTCGAATTTTTCATCAGGAACGGAAATATGGCTCTCTTCAAACAAACCTTTTAGTTTTGTAATGAAGTTTTCTGTAATTTCAGATTTCAGAGAGTGCTCGATAGCAACTTTGTTTTCTTCCATCCATTGCTCAACCACATACTCCATGTACTGGTCAATCTTTGATGTTAGATCTTCTGAAAGCTTTTGTGTTTCTTCTTCAAGAGCAGTATTGTATTGCTCTTCAAGTTGTGTAATTGCTTCGTTGATTTTTGCTGTAACAGCTGCTTCGAAAATAACTGTAGCCTTCTCTTTGAAGTCTTCAGATAGATCTGAACCACTGAACATAGCATCAACGTCTTCTTTAACACTGTTTGGCGCAAAGCTGTATGTCTGACCAGGTGTAGCAGAGCTACCCTTCATACCAACAGTAGCTTTGTTGCTACCAGCAGTATCTTTTGTTGTCTTAACATTGTTCTCTGTGCTTGTCTCTTCTTCACCTTCACCTGGTGCAATGTGATCAATCTTGTTCATTGATTCACCATTACCTAGGTTAGATGCTGGCAGAGTTGCATTCTTAGCAACAGGGTCAGCTGTATGGGCAACACCAGTAGCTCCGCCACCAGTTTGGATCTTTTCGTCCAGTTGTTTTTCTTTAACGGTCATTTAAGGCTCCTTTGACTTTTATTTATTTATAAAATTATCTTTTCGAAAGGTCTTTGAAGAACTGATTAAATACTTTAATTGCAGTTTCTTCGGATATTTTTTGGCGGGCACCGCGATTAATTTCTTGTTTGTATTGCTCGACACGCTCAGCTTTAAGAAGACCGTTATCCCATACCCATTCAACGCCTTCCATAATACCGCGGACAAATGCGTCAGGAGCGGAAGGATCGGCAACAATATCTCCAGCGGTAGCTAGATGAAAGTCATCTTGTACTTCCATAATACCACTACTGTTTTCTTTAATACTGCCCATACCACGAGAGGAGATACCAAGCGAAGCTCCCTCACTTACCAATCCCTTGACAATATTACCCATTGGGGTATCAAGCACCTTGGCTTTACCCATAATGTTATTGCCTTCGCGATGTAATTTCTTAAACATAATACATGCGCGTTCAAGATTAATTGTTGGACCAGAAGGATGTCCCAATTCACCATACGCTCTATTCTTCATTACATACTGTTCGTTGTAACGATTCATTTCTTTTTCTAGCGTATTAATTTTGTACATGCGACCGTTGCGATTCTCTATTTCGCCTTGCATGATAATACCTTCAATAAAAACGTGCTTCTTGCCTTCGTTTTCTTCGACAATATATTTCACGTCTTCGTTTAATTCGGTAATTAATTTCATGTTTATCCTTAACGGTAAGCCACAGGTACGGCACGTACTGGCCCACCCGTCTGCTGGACAGCAAGTGTATCTGTTGGATCTTTAACAACAACATAGCTACCAAAACCAGTACCGTGGTGTCCTAATGTGAATACAGCCTTCGTCGTACCATTAGCATATGCTTGAGTAACGTTGGCAGAGTTTGCACCATCGAGATTTGATAATAGAACAAGTGGTGCTGTTGCTATATTGTTCGCTGTTGTTAATACAAGTTGCGAACCAATAAATTTGATTACATCAGCCATTTAAGACCTCCTTGGTCACTTCGATTACTGCATCGTAATCTTCTGCTTCAATTAATTCTATAAAGATCTGCTTATGTGCTTCATCTAAAAGCTCATACACTTCTTGAATATCACCACGAATGTCTTCTGCAAATACATGGAACAGATCATTTGTTTCTTCTGCAACCGGCTTGTTGATATCAGCTGGTGTCAGATGCTTCTCACCAAGTACTTGCTTAAGTGTTTTTGACTCATACACTTTCTGATCTTCACCAGGATTGTATCCATGTCCCTTGGAACGATCATGCACTTTAATATTTGTTGCACGGAAGTGATCATCACCGTTACCATTAACATCGTCTGTCTTTTTGATAACATGCTTGTCCATAAAACGCTTTTCATCCTTTGTCTTTGGGACATAGGATGTTACCGAGTCAGGCTCGACAGGCGAAGATGGAGTAGGGACTTCAGGCTTCTTCAGTTCCAGCAGCTGCTTCAATGTTTTCATTCGGTTCTTCCTCTTGTTCTTCCGATGCTTCCGCATCAGCGTCTTCGTAGTTAAAATAATTCTTTGCTACTTCTATTTTCTTTGCTTCAATAGAGTCTGCGATTTTATCTAGTACAAGTGATGCAAATGCTGACTGAAAATCACTTGGACTTTCTGCACGTGCAGCATTAATCATGTCATGAATTGTATATTGTTTTTCACTCATATTTTCTCCAATTATTTAGTTGAATTGTTCTGCGGGAGCTACCGAGCCAAATCCACCGCCACCGGGGCCTTGAGGATTGTTTTGACCAGGAGGTGCATTGCCGCCTTGCACCGGATTACCAGCTTCATCAACCTGTTGTTTGTATAATGGATTCTCTTGCTCGGACATACTCTGCTCATCCATCTCTTCAATCTCTTCATCCGATTGATAAAGAACGTGCTTGCGTACCCACTCATTAGAATAGTACTTACCAATGTATGGTTGCATTTGATCTAACGTTGTTAATCTATCGCGCATTACAGTTGTTGATTTCTGCTGTTCAAAATAATTATCTTTTGTATAATCAAACTTAACTTGAGATTCAATTGCTTCCCAATCTTCCTCTGTCATAACATTCTTAAGCAGCAATTGCTTTTTCAGTGCCTCTAAGAAGAGGTGGTTAAATCTCATACGAAGACGATCAATAAACTTACTAAACTTAATTTCGTCTCTTGATACTTCTTGGTCTTGACCAAAAATAAATGCACCATCTTGTTGCAAACGTGTTGCTGGTACATTCAGTGATTCGTATAATTTCTTTTGGAAGTATTCGACATCAGCCAGCTCACCAAGATTTTGACCTGCTGGCAATGTTGTAATTTCTGTACCACGTGAACCATCTCTACGTGGTAACCAGTAATCTTCTAGCATCGTCATAAACTTACGATCATCACGAATCTCACCTGTTGATGAATCGTATACGACCTTGTTCTTATGACGTTGCATCATATCGCGAATGTACTGCTCTGCCTTCATCTTTGGAAGGTTACCTACATCGATATAGAATATACGACGTTCTGGAGCACGAGATATACGGTAAACAATTGTTGCATCTTCTAAAGCTCTAAGCTGATTCAATGGCTTAATTGCTTTGTGTAAATGACTTAGTACAACAGTATTCATTGGGTCCAACACACCAGATGTTGTATGAATGATACTATCAGGTGCAATCTTCAGACCTTGTACTGCTGTCGCTGTACCAACTTCACCGGCTTTATTCTGAAAGCCTTTTTCATTGTATATGAAATATTCTTGTACTGTCTGCGTTTGCGTTACTTGTGATTGTTTATCACGCTTACGCTTTATTTCACGAATCTTACGCAGCTTGCGTGGATCGATATATCGTAATTCTTTTATGCCTTCGTTAGGCTTTGTTATATCAATAATAATATGATAGTACATTCTACCATCAACATACCAACGTTTGAATAT